TATTAGCACCTGTGGTGTTGGAGTATAAGGCATAATAACCACTGGCGGTGTTATTATTACCTGTGGTGTTGGAGTGTAAGGCTCGGTAGCCTACTCCTACATTTCTGTTATCACTTAAGTCATCATTTATTCCAGCTCCTTCACCAATATATACACTATTTCCTCCATTGTTTAGAGATATAGTTCCATTAGATATGTGGAGTTTAGTAGAGGGATTAGTCATCCCGATGCCGACGTTGCCGTTATTCAACATTGTAGCAATTACAGTTCCTCCATTTGTTCCCCCTGTAAATTGATGAGCGATACCTGCTGTAGTCCCTGCTCCTGTGGTAGATTTGTAAGTTAATTTAGAATCAACGGCTGAACCACCTATTAAGAGAGGAGTTGTGATATCTGTCGTTCCTACTACTTTGGGAAACGTAAAAGTTCCTACAGTTGTTTGAGGGGTTGTTTGGTCTAACTTTAAATAAGTAGTCGGCAAACCATCACCAACATTTTCAGTAACAGCATCGCTAATAGCTGATCCTTCAACCATATCACCACAAAAATCTAAAGACGCTACGTTATTAACGAGTGTTAATCCTTCGTCTTTGATTTTAATTGGTCTCCCCTTTTCTTCAGGATTATAAAATGGCATATTTATATCTTGATATGATCAATTTTTCTATTATAAAATTCTTCCAACTCTTTTTTAACAGCTCTTAAGTCATTTTCTTTTTTTAACAAAATAGCTTCCTTGTTGGACAAATCACCAGAAATATTTACTATTTCTTCTTGCTTACTATTATAGTATTTATCAGCTTCAAGCATTTTATCATCAGCATATTCATCGGCATGTCTTTTTATCGCCAAACAATTTAATTCGATAGATTCCTTCTCTGACTTTAAATCTTTAACAGCTATATCTAAATCATTCTTTTCTCCAACCAGTAAATCAATTTCAGATTCAAATTGTTTTCTCTGTTTTAACAATTCTTCATTTTTATCTCTAATAATTTTCTCCAAATTATTTTGTTCTTGTTCGAGTATTTTTATATTAGCATTCAAGCCGGCAACAACGCCCTCGTTTTTTTCTTTAATAACATTAAATTCGTTAGAAATTTTTTCTAATTCCACTTCCTTTTTATCAACAGAACTGGTTAATTGAAAATTTTTATCCTCAAGTGAGGAAATGCTTTCTAGTAATTTTTCCTTGCCAGCAGATAATTCGCTAATTATTTCCCCTTGTTCAATTATACTTTTTTTATTTTCAGAAACCAAAGCAACAACAGTTTCTAATTCTTTTTTCTGCAAATCTAAACTAACAAGTTCTTTCTCCGCCACATCAATCTTTTCATTAATTCCATTATAATACAAAGCCTTGTCTTCTAAGGCTTTAATGTCAGAAACAAGACTTTCTTTGTTAGCTCCAAGAGCTTCTAGCATTTTTCTTAAATCTTCTATTTTTTGTTTAACAACAACTACCTCTTCATTGTTTGTAAACATATTTTTATACCTTAGCTAAAATAGCATTAATTGCTAAAGATGAACTTGTAACAGTGCCTGTTCCAATAGCTGAAATTTTAATATAGCGAGCGACAATGGGGATAGCAATGCTATATTCCCCTGTCGCAGCAAATAAATGGACTCCCAATGTGTCAGTTGAAACGCCGGCACTAACAAACTTAAATGTTTCTTGAAAATAGTTAGTCCCATCCCAGGAAAACTCAACCTTAATTTGAGCATCAGTAAGAGAGCCAATAGTAAAATCACACTGAACTATTAACTGATTATAACTTTGCGCATCAGTAATAACAGTTCCGGCAACATAAGCATTTGTTAAAATAGCGGCCGCCCTAACTGCTTTATTTATATAATTTTCACTCATATTATTATTATTTATTTAATAATTACTAGAAGAGAGAGAATCTCTTCTCTCCCTTAACTAACTATTAAGTTGCAGTTGGAGCAACGGCAACAATATTAGTAACAACGGCCAAAGGAGCAACAACTTTTAAGTTGTCATTATTCGTGCCATTAGTACCGAAATCAGTACAGTTAAATACCTTTGGATAAGCAAAGTGTAAAGAACCCTCTACTAATCCATTAGCAGTTGAAACTGCTCTTGTTAAAGCTATAGCTGAATTTGTTCCATTAATAGTAGCTTGGAATGAACATCCATCAAATAAATTAGTGAATTTTACATCTCCAGCGGCTGCCATAAAAATAAATTGAGCATCAGCTTCAGAGCTTTGGATTATAAAGTTACAATCCTTAACAATGTTAGATTTAAACTCTTGACTAGCAGTTACTTGATCAATCAAGAAAACTGAACGAGCAGCACTTGTAAGTAAAACATCAGAACCAAAAGTACATTCTCTAAATGTCGCTGAATCAGATCCAGCTAATACCTCAGAGGCAGTAGTTTCGTCTAAGTTATCAGCAACACCAAAGATGAATGAGCAATTCTTATAAAGATTACCCTCACCACCTTCTTGAAGCACATTAAGTGCAGTGGCCTCTTCTGATGCTTGAATAAACTTAATGTTTCGGAAACTGTTGCGAACACCAGTAACCTTAATCAAATAAGCTTCATCATCGTCAGAAGAGTTTTGTACTTTAGTCCCTTGCTGTACCAATCTATCGCCACCATCAAGACCAATAACGTTGATACGATTCTTGGACCATGCAATAGGGGTAATAGTATGTGTGCTATTAGCAGACATTAAAATTACATCTCCTGCGTTAGTGGTAGCTGCATCATAAGCAGCATTTAAAGTGCTATAAAATCTTACAACACCATCTTGATCTGCATTAAATATATCCTGTAGCCGCTGATAATTAGCAGTATCACTATCTTCAACAACAACTAATACTTTACCGAAACTAGATACGCCATTTTGAGCTAAAATAGCTTGCAACTGACCATACCCAGTATTTTTGTTATAATTTGACATAAATTTTATATTTAATTAGCCCCACCACCGTCCTCTAAGACATAGGCTAATTAAAAGAATTAATTTACTTAAGCAGTCCCGTCACCTTTAGAAAATTTTGCCCAGACAGCACCAACTACACAAATCCCGTATCCGCCTCTAGCCCCCAGTGACCAATCGTCTGTGCTAAACTCTTCGCCAGCATTTAAGTTAGCTGGAGTTTTAAGACGTGGCTCTTCCCAAATACCAAGATAGAAACTAGACATTTGGCTTGAAGCAAGACCCCAGTAATAACGCTTTGTAGCATCTACAACCCCAGCAGCAGTGGTAGCAACACGAGGTAAAACAACGTGTCTATATTTTGACATATAAACATTCTTTACACCTGAGTTAGCACCAGTAATATCTGCAGTTGACTGTAAATATTCCTTAGCAGTATTTACAGTGTTTGGATCGTCAGTTGTCCATAGAATATCAAATTCCATAGTCATCTTCTCACCAAATTGGTTAAGAGTTTCTTCAACTACTAATCTTTCCATTGATTCTAAAGCACCCTTAGATAATTTAGGGTTATTAGCAAGAATGTTTCGGTAAGTAGAAGAACTGCCTCTTAAAGTGTGAGCAGAATAAGCAAGTTGCAAACTATCACCAGTAGTTAAGTCGATAGTATTGCCATCCATGTCAGTCATAGATGTAGAAGCTGCGAAACCAATGCGATGAGAAAGATCTAAGTCCATTCTCTTCGCCACTTGAGTACCAAGATTAGTTAAACGAGCAACAACATCAGGATATTTGTTTTGTGTTCTCATTTCGTAAGTGATGCCAATATCCATAGCAACACGTTTCATGGTCATAACCTTAGTATAACCTTGTTGAACCTTAGCTCTTTCAGCTTGAGCACCTTCACCCTTGAATTTAGCATACTCTTCAGTATCGATATCAGTAAATTCACGAGTATTTCCAGAATTTTGTGGAATTGGATATTCTTTTACTAATCCAGAACCACGCATTGTTTGAGCGATGCTTGTATAAGCCTTCCCCCAAATCACGTCAGCCAACTTTGTAAAATCACTTAACGATATAGTATTTAATTCCATATTTGTCAATATCCACTGCCATAAGAGTGATTGTTTACCTTATGCGCTGTTCTTAGTGGAATTAAATTATTAATTAATTAAGCTTTAGCAATTGCTAATGTTCCAATATTTAAGTGGAATAAACCTTTAGTGGTTGATAACACTTTAACGCATTGGACAACGTCATAAGTACTTGCAGCACGGTTAACTGTTGAAGCGTCAGTTAAGTCTTGGTAAAGACCAACATCGGCGGCAACTAAACCTGTTGTAACATCAGCCTCCCAAACAGTATTCATTTCAACTGGAACCTCAACTGGAACCGGTCTTAAATCTACAGCATAGTCAGCATCAGTAGCAGCAATAGTCTTTCTTAAAACACCAACGATGGTTTCTGGAGCTGGATTATTAGCAGCAGCAATTAACTTACCACCACTCCAAGCAACTAAAGCACCATTGGCGATAGCTGTGGAAGCAGTCACAGGAAGATACATGATTTTTGTCTTCCCTTCTTTTCTTCGAAACATAGATTTCTTTAGAATTAGATTTATAGCCCTACTACACAATAAAAAACACGACATATTGTGTAATATTCGTGTTTGGTAACGCAGTTTCTAGCTCTGCGAAAATATTGTCTTTTTTTAACGCGGGTAGTGATCCCTCGAATAAGTTGTTCATTCCCCCTAACTTTAAACAAAATTAGGGGAGTATCAATAACCTATCCTATCTATATTATAGCATACATTATTATGCCTTGTCAAGTATTACTAATAATTTTAAATTAATAGTATCCCCACCGGTACACTTAAAAGTTTTACTAAACAATTCCTCCCTTAAATTATGAGCTAATGTACCCATAGCAACGCCTACATTATTAGCAAAATAGAAATCAAGACCATAATATGCTAACTCAGCCACAAACTTTTTAGCAAAATAATGATTAATATTATCAGAAACATTACCATCATTTTTATCTTCTGACTTTATTAAATCAAAAAGCTCTTTATTAATAACAGTGCTAGTATCGTCACCAAACTCAATTTTAACATCAACCCCATTTTCCTGCTCTAATTCCATTTTTACCTCCTTGTTTCCAATAAACATATTAGTTAATAAAACGACCATCGATCTCGTAAGATCGACCATCATCAGTTTTTACTTTATAAATTAAATTACCATCGTTTGTTTTTGTTTCTGAAATAACTTCAGCAACGATGTGAGTAAATCTTCGATTAAAATAAACAAGCTCAATTTCTTGAAATGTCTCATCCTCGAAATGCAAATTAACAATTTGTTCTTCGCGCCAAACCCCAGTTGGGGTTTTTTCAACAGAGTTTTTAATCATGCTGTCCCAAGAGATAACAACCTTGCCGTCTAACACTCTTAATTTAACAGTTTTGCCTAGCTCACTTTTATTCTTTTCGTCATAATTAGCAAGGTGAGATTTACTAGCAGCAAACTCAACGCGCTCTAATCTTGCCATTAACTCATCGAGCTTTTCTTTTTTAATAGTAACTGTTTCTTCAACTTTAGGTTCTTCAACTTTAGGTTCTTCAACTTTAGGTTCTTCAACTTTCTCGCCTGTAAAATTATCTAAAATGTTTTTATTTTTTGCCATAAATTTAATTATTTAATGTTTTGTAAATCTTCATCGGACAGCCCCATTTTTTTACCAAGAGCAATTACCTCATCACTTGGTTTAGTGCCAGAACTAGGTTTATCACCACTACTATTCATAGCACTGTTTAAAGGACTTCTTGTTTTAACGCCAACTGCCATAGCATAAGCATCTTCCATCAAAGCCTTGATCTCCGCTCTCGACTTAACGTTGTCAGAGTCTTTAATTAACGAATACTTTAATTCAATTTTTTTTCTTAACTCCACATCACTGCCAGCAATTGAATCAAGTAAATCATTTTTAATATCACCAACGAAACTAGACTGCATCTTTTTTTGTTCGTCCTCTAATTTTTCTTGCTGTTCCTTTAACGCAATCTCAGCTGCTGTTAATTTTGATTTTTCTTCCTCGGTCATTGCCTCTAATTTACGAAAGTTAAAATCTTTATTTTCTAACTTAGACAACTTTTCATTTGTCTCATTTAATTTTTGCTCATTTTCATTGAGCTTTTCTTGAAGTGTTTTCACTTCTTCTGGCGGAACAATCCCTTCAATTAGGTTTCCGTCAGCATCATACGCTTCAAACGCCATAGTTTTTTATATTAATGAATTAAATAGTACTATGTTTATCATATTCTTCTTCTTTTTTTATGCTTTCCATGTACTGAGAATTATATGATTTAATTAAATCAACAATTCCAGCAATCCCTAATATTTTTCCTCTCCCCTCGGCCTGTTCCTCTGTTGTTTTTGCTGTGAAAGTAGTATTAAGAATTTCCTTAGTATAAGCCTCGTTACATATTTTACCAAAAGCTTTATTGTTATGTATCAGTGAACAATTAGATAATAATTCTTTTTTTTCATCCTCAGATAAATTTTCAAACAATTCATCAGGAGAAAATGATAATAAACCTTTTACTTTTTTTTCTGTTTCCTTGTTCATATTATTGTCCTAAATTATTCATTGGGCTTGTTCCAATCCCTCTGTTTAATTGTGCACCTAATCCACCATTATCACCGCCCTCTAAAGCAGTTTCCGTTGGCATAGCCGGCACATTTTTAACAAAGAATTTTTCTGGGTCTTGTTTAGATAGAACTGCGAATCGTTTCATTAAATATGGGAAGTTTAAAGACTGCGGCCCAAATAGTACCATAGAATCTTGAATGTCCTGCTTGAAAAGAATTCGCTGTAAATCCGAACTATCCTTTTCAGTAGGATTAATTATAATGTACCAATAATTTCTCATCTTAGCCACCTCAGGACTAATATAAACTTTTCTCACTGGCATTCTCAAATTCTGAGATAACATATTTTCTTCTTCTATAATAGATTCAGAGGAATATTCACCGGCATCTGGAGTAAATTGAATTATCTTTCTACCAGTCTGTGTGTCCTCTAGTTGAGTGTCAACTGATATTGCTTTAAAGACACTTTCTAATTTGCCAGTAATAGCGTTAACTTTCTTATCTTGTTCTTTAGTCCAATTAGCTAAGATATTATAAATACGTAACCATGATAATTGTCGTTCTAACGAGATAACACCCCAAATAACCAAACCTAATTTCATCATTTGCTGCTTTTTCATTTCTAATATTTCAGTCGCTGTCTGTCTACCGCTAGTATTCTCTCCCATAAACGCAGGAGATACAGATTTTTGATCAACAATACCCTTAATAAATTCAAACGCATTAAATTCAGCTTGATTAACCCCATTAGCATCACCGATTGTTTGTATTTTAGCAGGATCTATTTGATTTGTTATCTCTCCAGCGTTAAATATCTTACGACCAAGCACCCGTCCTGTGTTATTTGCCATTGACGGCATGAAACTTTTTTTGGTTTTAAGCACAATCAACTTTAACATCTCGTCTAGTACCTCTTGATCCACCTTAGTTTTAGCCGGAATTGACTTGCTGTAGGCAAAGAACTGCGAAATTGGATATACATCACCTTTTGCGACCGTATATTCGCCAGAGGGGCTCACAGCGGTCAGAGGGAAGCCACAGGGAAGCATCATAACCCCATTTAACATCACCATTAAGTCATTATTCCATTTATCTTGAAATTTTATAATCTCAACAAAATTTTCTTGTACCGTTTCTAGTGTCCAATCCCTGTAAGTTGAATCATCAGTCGGCTGTAATCTAGTTATTTTTTTAGGAACATATTCCCATCTATCCCAGTTCTGATATATAGCCTTAGCTTGGTCATAACTCATCATATCAACCGTAAATACGTAGGGCTGTCTCTTAATATCAAATTCCTTAACATTTCCTAAAAAAACCTTGTCACCTCTAATTAATCTTGTTTGACAACCAGCAAAACCATCTTCCTCTTTCTCTGACCACTTAATGTTTTTTATTTTAACACCATCATTCCAATTAACATTATCTAATTTCTTAGTAATTTTAGTTTCCTCAACCCACTGCTCCTCCACAAAAACTGTTCCCTGGTCAAACATTTCTTTATAAATAAGAACTCTCTTATCGTCATATTCCTCAATCTCTCGAGACTTCTTAATTAAATCCTCCATATTCTTACCAAGCTCATCAATTTCCATCATCTCATCATCAAATGATAAAATGTTTGGTTCTAAATTATAATTTAAAACAGCTGATAGTAAAGTGTTTTCTTTTTCCTCAGTTGTTCCAGTAACAATTCTAGTATCCTCAGGATTTTTCTTGGGAGGAATATACGAATTAGCGGCACGGAGATTGCTATCATAATATGTGGTGTAATCCATATCATTTAGTTCTCGGTGCAATGAATTACGTGCCATTTGAGCTGTCGTTAACTTTTGAATAAGCGACTGCCTGTAAGCGATTTCTTTTTCCGTATAATTTGGAAAAGTATTTTTTAATTTTCCTTTTCCACCATCCTTGTAATTTTTTTCCATATAAATTAAATTATTGCGTATTTATCATAACCTTGATTATTTTCACCATACGAATTATGTTCCTCTGTGATATTTTGCATTGGATAATCTACACCATGCACTGCCAGGGCTAGTGACATTACCCTGTCATCATGAAACCCTTTTCGTGATTTGACTTCAATCTTTCCTTTGTCGTTCATCATAAACTGAAACGCCTCAAGTTCCGCTATTAACCCCTCATCGTTTGGAATTTTTATTTTCTTTTGTTGTATTAATAACGAGAGGTTGTCTAATAGTTCACGCCGTGACTGTTTACTAAATACTATTGCTCCATCATCACCAATATTTAAACCCCTTCTTTCTAAGTCCTCGACTACAGGATCACCAACGCCAGTTCTATCAATTTTTATTTTAGCATTATTATATTTACGGGCACTAGCTTCAATTAAATATTTTTGAAAATTCCAATCTACCTGATTAAACCTTTCCTGTTTTTTTACTTTAAACGTTGCAAGGTCAAACGGCGTAATTACTGTATAATCGTTATATTTAGCAAGATCAATACCCATTTGAAAAAAGTGACCTGGTGTCGGATAATCGTCTGCTTCATAAACACACTCCTTAATGTTCCTAAAAAACGCACCGGCATTTTCTGCAAAGTCACAAAAATATTCCTGTAAAAACAACGCTTCTGGTGTTGCTTGCCGCGCCTCTTCTATTTCTTTTTGTGATAAACCTTTTGTATCGTCAACCGTTTTTAATGATACAAACCATTGATTAGTGTGCTGTTTACCATATTCGAAAATTTCCCAACTATGATTTTTCCCTTTTGGTGTAAAAATAAAAGTAGCTGTTCCATGATTTTCACGTAGTACCGGCTGAATAACACCAGTCCATATTTCAGGATCCTCTTCCGAAAATTCATCGAACACCACGTCTATTGGATTTATACCACGATGCTTATCAATATCCTCGCAACCGGCAAAGCGTTGAATGCTACCGTTTTTATAATATATTGCCAATTCCGATTCATTCATCTTATCAACAAGCTCTATCGGCACATGCTCCTTAACCAACTGATCCCAAACAACACTTTTAGCCTGTTTGTAAGTAGGAAGGAAGTAATAAAAAACATTTACTTGGTTGCGCTCTTGTTCAGTTAATCGCTTATCATTAGGGCTTAACCATTTTTCAAGGGACTTCGAATATTTACACTGCGTTCTCGCTATCTGTTGGTTGATTACGGTTTTAGTTTTACCACCACGGCGATGGAATACCGCCACCTTAAAACGACGTTGATCGTTGAGTAGCTCCTGTTGGTACCAGCGGGGTTTAAAATTATGAGGTAATGTTACTGCCATTTGTTTTATTCATTAATAATCTCACCCTCAATATTTCTGGGAGGCTCAGACTGATCTATCCCCATTCCTAAAATATTAACAGTGACCGAACCACCGTTCCCAGCATCTAATTGTGTCGGTAAAACCTTTTGTTGTAATTTATTATATTCTACTATCGCTGTTTTTCTTAAATCACGTTCATCTGATTTTAACATTTTATACCATTCATCCCACCAATCTTGTCGATATTTAAAAACTCTATCTTTTACATAAGCTAATTCTTTTCCAGAAGCTAATAATACTTCAGATTTCTTTTCCTGAAGTTCAGCAATTTCTTTAGATAAATCTTTTTTTTTATCTTCTTTTGGTATATTTTTTGTATTATATTTAATAGCCTTTGCCCTGCTGATATTACGGGAACATTCGAAATGGACACGTACGCTTATAAAGCAGGGCAACCTCTATCTTTGTCTCATATTGAGAACGATAAGAGCTAATATAAGCGAGCAAAGAGTATTAAATGTAAAAGACCTTGTATCTTCCGCCAGGTCCTAAACAGACGACAAGCAGCGGTTGAAATCAACTTAGGCATGTGCCGATAGGATTATGGTAGAAGGCACAAGGCCTTTTAGTTATATAGGTATTGTAGCAAAAAAAATAGGTTATGTCAAGGTGGATTAATTAATATTGTGGTAATTCTCAAGTGTGACAAAGAGTTTAAAATTGAAATCTAGTCATAGGCTAGAAAAAAGAAAAATAAAAATAAATTTGGGTACCCACCCCACCCTTATGACATTTTTTTACTAACTCGTCAATTTATGTTAATTATTAGCTATTTAGTCAATTATAGCAATATTTAATCTAATATTAGTCAATTTTATTCGGTGATGGGTGGGTGCTATATCAAAAAATAAGTATTTTAAAAACTGAGTATAATAACTCTTACATCTAGTAACTAGTATTTTAGCTAATATTAGCAGTGCGACACTTCGCATAATGGTTATTATGCGAAGTATTGACTTTTTTTTGTTTTTATGTTATTATATAGGGCGGGCTTGCGTTGATAAAAACCCGGTTTTTTTATCCCTTAAGCAATAACAAAAAAATACTATTAATAACTAGGACAGACAAAATTGTCTGTTTGTTGTCTGTCAATTGTCTGTTTTTCTTTAATATTCCGCAAAATAACAACCAATCGGACAAACAAAACAAACAAAATATTTTTCAAGCTATATATGTTTTTTTATTGTCATATATGAGAATATATATATATATATATTAAATAAAATAAATTGTTTGTATTGTTAGTCAATTACTACTATAATTGTACCAATACTAGCCAAAAACAAACAAATGACAAACAACAGACAGACAAAATTGTCTGTCTTGCTAATATTAGCTAAAAACATAATTTACTATTGACAATATAAATATTATATAGTCAAAAAAAACTTGTTTTTTTCTCTTATTTTTTTTGACTTTTTGCGTCTTTTGTGCCTGTGTATAACTACTATTGACAATCTTTTTAAATAGGTATATAACAATAGTACATGATACAACAGCACCGCCGGCAAGGAATAAGCGGATCATAAAAAACTCTCCTTTCCTCCTTGCCGGTCTCTAATAAACTAATAATAATAAAACCTATGCTAAACGCTCAACGCTCAACGTTTAAGCTAAACAAGCTAAACGCTAAGCAAGAAAAGAAAAACAATAGAGATTATACAATAGCATATATTGCTATTAACTTAGCTCTATTCTCAATCGTTCTTTACGCTTTACTAATTAATTAAATATAATTATATGTCAAAAAGACAACGAGACAAACACTATTTAATAATGAAAGCGTGGTTAAATAGTGTAAGTGATGAAAAAGTCAAGCAAGCAAAAAAATATTTTAATAAATTAAATAAATAATAATATGACAAACACAAAAACAAATTATAATTTGGTCAAGCCGGAAGAAATAAAAAAGGCCTTAGCTTTACGGCTTGAAGTGTTAGAGGAAGAAAAAAAAGCGCTTGACTTTATGAGCGCCGCGCTTGCCTCTTATACTAAAAAGCAGATAAACAAATATTTTAAAGATCACGCGGAAGCCCTAGCCCCTAAATATGAGCAAAAAAGCACCCGTTGGGACTCAATAACCCGGCAAGAAGTGGAAGAAGTTAATGAGTATCCTCTTTATACTCTTTATATTGAAAAAAGCTATTTTAATAAAATAACTCTTTATATTAGCCGCCCGAACAATATAAGCGGATGGGATAACAAGCTTTATTTTACTTTTTACGGCAACATCAACCCGTCAACCGCAACAGAAGAAGAAAAAGAAGCCGCCCGTGCTTTAACTCCCGAAAACCTGACCCCAATAATTGCGCAACAAATTGAAAACACCGCCGCAACTATTGAAAAAGTAAAAAAAGACTATAACAACGCCGAAACCTTAACGGATCAATACAACCAAGCCCGCCAAGCTTATGACAATTTACTAGAGGCCGTCCATTATTACACCCGCGACCAATTGACCGGCAAGCGTGATTATAATCTATCTAAAAATAACTAATAATTTTATGCCCTTAACAATTGAAGACAAAATAAAATTACAACAAGACCACGCGGAAGCCGTCAAGCTACTACTAGCGGAAACGCTGGCGCCTGTTGTTAGTGATAATTGCCGCTATAGTCTAGAGCCTGGCGGCTGGCTATCTATAGAATACCGCGCGCCCCTAAACAATCAACCGCAAAGCCCCGCCGATTATAAGTTTTATTTACTTTTTGCCGCTAATATTTATGAAATGACGTTGAAGCAAATACAAAATAAAATTATTATAATGCTTTTTGACCGTTGCCGTTCATTAAAGCAAGATATAAACGGCTTAATGGAAGATTACACGCTAACCCGCAAATAATATGCTCCCTTGTCCACAATGCCACGTAACAAGCACCTACAAACAAAAAGACACTAAAACAAGCCCTGCCCGCGTCTATTGCCCGGCTTGTAAATGGTTTTGCTGGCTTAAGCATTACAAAGCAAGTTTTAATAAATTAAATAATAAATAATATGACTAAAAACTACTACAAAAAAGAAATTGTATATTACGTATACAATGAAAAAGACGCCCGCCAATTAAAAAGCGACTTATATCAAAAATATGATAATATTTTAACTTATATTGACGGTATAACCGGCTATAAAATCATTGTTAATATTAAATTATAATTATATGTTTATTTTTAACGGAATAATTTAGCTTTAACCCCTTTTAATTGCTATAATTTGCGCTTTAGTGTAAATTGTGGCAATAATAAAGGCTTTAAAATACTCTTTAAGCAACGCTAAGCCCTAGTCCTGATAGCTAACACCTTTCAAGGCTCTAATTAACAGCGGTGTTATTTAACAATTAAAATTATGACAAAAGAACAAAAATTAATATTAATGATTAAATTTAATAATCAAATTGCTTTTAAGTTTATTGACTGGGACGTTAGACCGTTAGAAGAATTAAAAGATAGCAGACCGTTTGAATTAAGATTAAAAATACTTGACGGGCAAGAGCTGACAAGAGAAGATAAAAATTATATAACTGAGAATGTAAATTGTAATAATTATAGCAAAAGCGGAATACCATTACAAGGCTGGTTATTTAGTTTTAAGAAAATTTTAAACTCTTATCTAGTCAAGCAATATGGGAGCTGGCAAGAATATAACGCCATAGATAAGACATCTTTAAGAAAATTTATTGGCGGTAAAATTGATAAAATTATAATTAATCTTTAATAATATGCTATCTTACCAACGCAACAGCCTACTCTCTTTACTTGCTCAATTTAAAATGCGCCTGTATGATTACAACCAAGAAACCCCGCGACCAATTCAAGAGATGGCTATTATAGACCGCAACCTAACAAGCATTGAAAAGCAAATAAAAAAGTTATAATCACTCTTTTTACATCAGCAAGCCAACAATTGCTAAACTAAAAAGACTTCTAAACACCGCTAGAAGTCTTTTTTTTGTATTGGCAAGGCTACGCCTTGACAATTGGACGACGCAACGCGTCGAACATGCCCACCGATAACCTATTGACAAAATTATAAAATTATATAATTAAAAAGACTTATACCCTTTTTTCACATAAACCGTAATAGAAAATCCGGGGGACTCATTGCGCAAAAATGACCCCCACCTAAAAAATACTCGCCAACGTGGCAGTTTTACCTCAACTTTGCTCTTTCGGAAAAATATCTAATTAATCCGAAACTAGGGGTGCTCATCGCGCGCCCCCGATCCACCCAAACTTTCAGGGTTCCCCCAAGCACGTGGCGGCTAACACGATATTTCCCTTATTTTCGCATAGTTGACATAACCATTTTTATAGACTATAATGGTAGCATAAACAATTTTCATGCTAAAAGTTTATGCCTCACACAATCACAAATAATTTTAATTTTCAATATGTAGCTAAAAAGCCGCATAAGTTTGATGCTCTGGCGACAGCGCATCCGGTACTATAACACCGTAGCAAAACTTATGTGGCTTTTTGTTTATATAATTATTAGCTATTTATAGCTGATAATAATTTAACCAAAAAACCCATGTTACAAATGGACGATAGAACTCAGGCGATTATCAACGACAAAAAAGACTCGGTGGCTCTGTCGATATATTTGCTTGAGGAAAATGAAAACATAATAAAATGTGAAAAGAATATCTATATTTATAATGGTAAGTGTTATGATTTGGCCGGGCCAGATGAAATCGAGCAAATGTTTCATCGTTTTATAATGAAATATGGCATAACAAGTGCTTGGTCTAAGCGTCGTGATGTGGTGGAATCAGTTTTAGCATATGACAAATTAAATAAGGTGCCTAAGATGAATGATTATACAGATTTAATTTGCCTTAATAATGGGATATTTAATTTTAAGACTAAAGAACTAATCCCTCACTCCCAAGATTATTATTTTGACTCACATATTAACATTGACTATGATCCTAGCCAAAAGAGTTGTCCTAATTTTATTAGTTACTTAAATAACACTTTTAGAAACCACGAGGGGACTGTGCAGAATATCTTGCTTTTAGGAGGGTATTTGCTTGACCCTAGTTGTAAGGCTAATAAAATGTTTATGCTGGATGGCCCGGGATCTTCCGGCAAATCAACCTTAATCGATACCTTTTCATTATTTTTTCATGATAGCCAAATAACAGCCTTATCGCTTGATGAATTAGCCTCTGGTTCCTTCGATAAAGAGGGGTTAGTAACGTCACGAGTAAACTTTTCAGCTGAACAGAAAAAGGGTTATATCGACGCTGAGGAAATTAAAAAAATAGTAAGTGGCGACTTAATAAAGGTGTCGCGTAAGTTTAAACTAGCAGCTACTTTTCGTCCTAAGACAAAACTTGTAGTCGCTTGTAATGGTTTACCAAAATTCACTGACACCTCTGAGGGTATTTACAGAAGGTTAATTATTGTTAAATTTAAAAATCAATATCGTAGTGAGGCAGAAATAGCTCGGATGACGTTCACAGAGGAAAGGCATATTTACCCTAAAGACCCAGCTTTGTTTGATAAAATAGAGGCAGAAAAAAATGCAATATTTAATCTTTTTATAGAGGGGTTGATACAGTTAAGGGAAAACTATTACGAATTTATCGACACCGACGATGCCCACGAGGCTATTGCTGAGTTTAAGAGAGATAGTGACACCATCAGGGAATTCCTAGAGGAAAACTATGAGGTTGATTTAAAAGCACAAACACCGATCCAGGAGGTATACGAACATTATCGCAGTTGGTATAGATCTAATGTTCAGGATACTAGCATGGTTAAGTTTAGAGTTAATGAAATGGGGCGCCGCTTAAAAGAGGTTTTTAGTGTTGAGTCAAACGGGCGCGCAGACTTTAAAAACAATGAAACAGGAATTTATGAAAAGCTTACCGTTTATCCGATTAGAAGAATTAATGTAGAATATCCGCCGAAAGAAGAAATAAAGACGGTTGATGAACAACAGTTGCTTGATTTAATTAGAAAATAATATGACTGATCAAGAATTTCAAATATACTGGGAAGAAAAAATACATCAAAGTTATTTAAGACGGATTTATCAACCAGCTACTGTTAACCATAGCAGTCCTGAGTTATATGGGTTAAGTGATGAGTGGGTTAAACAAAGACAAAGAGTTTACGTTAAAAATCAGATAAAAGAAACGCGCGACCAAATATTTTTAACTAAGAGAGACAACTTAAACGGTGGTTGCGACTATCAGAAATTAAACGATCTCAATAAAAAACTTGATAAGCTAAAACTCAACCTCGCTTACTTAGAGGGAAGAATAAAAACTAAGACGTATGATATTGATGCTCTTAAAAAAGTTCCAATTGACACTATTACCAAGGTAGCAGCGAATAGATTTATTATTGATAATCCCTTTAGGGAGGAAAAATCACCCAGTAACTCACTTTACTGGTATAAAGATAAAAACCGATGGCATGATTTTGGGACTGGTAATAACGGTGATGTGATAGATTTAGTTATGGCAATTAACAAATGTAATTTTCAACAAGCATGTGAGATTGTTGATAACTTTTAGCCCCATATTCATTGGCTATTCGCATACTTGACAAAGTATTCTAAATGATATATAATAAATAATATGAAAACACTAAACGACTATTTAAACAAAAAAGGAATAACCATCACAGAGTTTGCTGAAATGACTGGAATATCAATGAAACATTGTTATCGTTTTCTACATAACAATAAGTACAACATCAACGTAAACACTGCTAAAAAAATATATCACTCTACTAAGAAAAAGTATGGTGAAGGGCTTGGAGTTTGGGATTATATTGAACTTTAATCATTCGCTTCCAATTAGCATTATTGTCATGATTATTCGCTACAGGGACAAGAACCGCTAATTCAGAGGCTTGATAATACATCTACGGAGAGTAGAGCTTATGCAGGAATCCAGCACTCTCCGTAGATGATAATTTTACTAATATGAAATATCATTACTATAAAAAAGACGGTACGCCAATTAAAAGATTTAATGCTAATTTGCCTGTTGACTATTTTATCAAATATCAAAAATTAGCGGATGAAATGGACACCACCATGTCTGATCTACTTATGAAATTCATCGATAGCTTTGAAAAATTTAAAGATAATAATAAATAAATTTATGAAAGAGCAACCAAAAAACATTTTAATTTTAGTAGGTCGTGGTAAATCAATTTTAACTGATTGGATTGGGAATCTTTATCTTGGAGAAAATGGATTATATACAATTTACGGAATTAAAGAATTAGTTAAAAAATCACATGAAATCAAATCAGATGTATCAGTTGGTTTTAAGGTTATTGTTCACCTCCAATTAGAAGAAAATATTAAGAAAATCCCCCTAGGCATTAAACGTAGAGCTTGGATATTTAAATTAGATTACTAATAATATGAGAGAAATAAAATTTAGAGCGTGGGATAAAACAATTAAATCATTTATACCTTGGTCTTATTTCAAGTCATTTAACCTTAGTATATTCGAAACACTGGAGTCATACAACGGATTGGAAAAGCACGAATTTATACTCTCACAATTCACAGGACTTAAAGACAAAAACGGTAAAGATATTTATAAGGGGGATGTTGTAAAAATGTATATTTTTGATACTTCCCCTATACCCTTAGAGATTATCACTTATGTTACTTTTCACGAAGGTGTATTTACTGTTATTAAGGTTAATGATGAACCAATTTCTTTAAGAGATGCAATTAAAATATCAAACAAAACAAATCAAGGTCTTGAAATAATTGGAAACATTTATGAGAATAAAGATTTATTGAAATAATATGATTACAATTAAAAGAAATAAACGCAATGGATTTACTTTCACAAATAAGAATGGAATTTATTTAACAACGGAAAAACATTATCTGATGGTGGATGTTGATAATAGTGACATAGTTAAATTTAACGGTTATTATAATGTTAAAAAAATGTCTGAAAGTCAAAAAGAAAAAATTTTAAAAGAAATAGTGAACTATCTTTATTCTTAAATCTATGTCCAACCCAAACAACGACTTCATCTTCAGTGCTGACCACGCCATCGTGTTTGAATTTATCAGAGACTTAAGAGCGGAGATTAGTATTGAGGAGTTATTAAATCAAACTAATTAATTAATTAACAATAATTTTATGTCAGAAGAATCAAAAGAATTAGCAACCGTCGATAAAGACGTGTTAGCTAAACTACGTGAGGGGTCAGGAGAAAACACTCCCCAACGTCCATTTATACCAATTATACAAGTAGACAACAGAAAAGTAGCTGAAAAGCTATCTAGCGGTAGGGAGACAGAGGTTCTATGTGAACCGAGATGGAAGAGATTAGATAAAGACGAAAACGGTGAGTACGTTACAACTGAGCTTAAACCATTTGGTGGGGTAGTATTAAAGATTATGTGGCAAGTAAACAACCAAGGCAAGTGGGACGCTGCTAGTGGCCGTATGGTGCCAAACGGGGCTCCATATTTTACCTCCCAGCTCTTTAACCCCTCAGTTTTCTTTGGAAATGGCTTGGTAAACATCCGCTATACTGAAGATGGCCGAACAGAATCAATGACTTATAAGGAACTAAAAGGAATGTACCCTGAAATGTTTAAACTAACCGGCTGGATGTTTGTACTTTACAACAATGAGGTAGTGCGCGTTAAAGTAACTGGTGCTAGTCGTTCATCTTTATTCGACTACCTTAAAGTCTTTAAGGCTAACGACAGTATCAGCGCTCATCCAACAGTATTTGGAGTTGAATTTGTTGAAAAACCTCAGCCCCACAACCGCGCTAAGTTTGAGGTAGCTACTGATCCTGACGTTCCATTTGATATTAATAAAGTTTTAGAAGCTCAAACACAAATCAACGAAATGTTTAACTCATCCACTCATAAAGTCATGGAAGCTATGGGAGGGGAGGTTGTTGAAGAAGGTGTTGTCGAGGAAGAGATAAAGGTGGACGCAATACCTTTTAAATAAACCATTATTAGTAAATGTTCTTCTCCTGATAAATCAGGGGAAGGGATTAGAGGATAATTAACATAAACTATGAAAGTCTTGTCACTTTTTGATGGAATATCCATCGCACAACAAGCTCTTAAGGAGTTAAATATACCAGTAGAAACTTACTATGCTAGTGAGATTGATAAGTATGCTATTTCTTTAACTCAGAAGAATTTTCCGAGGACTATTCAACTAGGGGATGTAACAAAATTAGGCAAAGAAAATCCATACCCCAAAGAATTATTAGAAGGTGTTGATTTAATAGTCTTTGGAAGTCCTTGCACAAATTTAAGCATTGCTAAAAAAAATAGAGAGGGTTTGGCGGGGAGTGAATCTAATTTGTTTTTTGAAGCAGTAAGGATTATTAAAGATTTGAAACCTAAATACTTTTTAATGGAGAACGTTAATAGTATGTCTCTAGAATCAAAGGCAGCAATAACAATGGAATTATTCAACATCCCCCCAGTAATGATTAATGCATCTCTTGTGAGCGGGCAGTCGAGAAAAAGATTGTTCTGGGTTGGCAGATTGGTTAATGGTCAATATGAACAGGTCCAGATAGACCAGCCAGAGGATAGAAATATATTTTTAAAGGATTTAATTCACGAAAATAGGGGCGAAGAATTTGATTTAGATAAGTATATTATAAAAACAACTTTCTATCGTGAAAAAGGACTTGATTATAAGTTCCATAATATTGTTATTGATAAAAATAATAATGATAAGTTAAAATCAAACACATTAAAAACCGGTGGCAGGGGTAGTGGCATTAATGATAAGCATAATTGGGACACTATTAGAGTTGCTAGTATAGGTAAGGGTGGTCAAGGCGACAGGATTTATAGCGTAGAGGGAAAGAGTGTCACTCTTTCCGCTAATGGTGGTGGTCGTGGAGCTAAAACCGGTCTTTACAGGATAGAAGGAAAATACGACAGAAAAATTACCCCCATTGAATGCTGTAGGCTCCAAAGTCTTCCAGATGATTATTTAAATGTTGACGGAATTTCAAATACACAAAAATATAAAGTGTTGGGTAACGGATTTAATTGCGAAGTTATTAAACACATATTAAAAAATATTTTATGAAAAAAGCAACCTACAAAAAGCTAAAGCGTGACAGTAAAATTCCAAAGGGGAATCAAATACCTAAAGAGTTAAGAGAAAAGGGAAAGAGCAGATTTCTTGGTTATCGCAAAGACTTACAGGGCAAGTTAGATATTGAGATAAGCCCAGAGTTTGTCAAGAGAGAAAAAGAAACCATTGCTCAAAACCGCGCCCGAAGAGCGGCTTTAAAAATAAATCTTAACCCTCACCCAGACAGCTACTACGCTGACTGCTATGTAAACAGTGAGGAATATAAAAATAAACATAAGAAATAATAATATGCCCCTAACCCTAAAAAATTACTTCACAAAAGAAAATAAATATCTCACCAACTCAAAAATAGGTGACTATTTAAAATCTCCTAACTACTTTTATCGTAAACATATTTTACATGAAATAGAGCAACCGACTACAACAGCTATGATAATGGGTAGTGCAGTTGACTTCCTATTAGCGCAAGAAGGTAATAAGCCGGAGTATAGAGTGGTTGAGCGCCGCAATCTAAAGAATCCGCCGACAGATTATATTGAAGTTAATCAAGCGCAGTATGATGAAATTTTTGAAGTAGCAGATGCTGTCGCTGAAACCCAAGTATTTAAAGATATTGATAAAAACTTTAGCAAACAAACACTTCTGAAGATTGATGAGCCTATTGGTGAACATTTTGTGGGGCGAGCAGGATTACCAGACTACATTAAAATAACTGATGATGAGATTATTATTGTGGATCTAAAGACGGCGAGAACCACCGACCCACGTAAATACTATTGGCACTGCAAGGACTTTCGTTACTTTGATCAGCAAGCTTATTATCAGATGATGGCCGAGGAAATGTACCCTGGTCGTGAGTGCATCTCATATCATTTGGTGGTAGATAAGTTAAAGGATATTTATAATGTTAGATTGTTTAAACTAGACCAATCAGAAATCAACCGTTGTAAGAATGACTTACGTTACGTTATTAACGAAATCTCCAACAACAAAGACTTTAAAAAACCCAATGTCACCTGGAAGGATGCTATTAAACTAACTAACCCAAACCCATCCTTCGAAGACTTAGTCGAGGAGGAGGGGGAATAAGTATGAAAAATAGATTTATTATTAGAAATTTAAATGGAGAAATATATGAGCAGAAATTATTTTCTTCAGAGAGAATGGCTAGGCTATTTCGTGATAAATTTATAAAAAGTCCTTTTTATAAAATAATTGAAATAAAAATTATATGTTTAAAAAAGAAAAAGCTTTAAGGGGTGGTTAGTCGAGGTGGATTGCCCCAGCCCCAGGATATTTAGCAAAGTGTTGTGATTGTGGTCTTGTTCACGAAATTCAATTTAAAACAGTATTTAGAGTGAGAAGAAAAAATATAAAAAATAAGTAATATGCAAGAATATAACGCTAAAGTTTATTACAATCAAGGCGGAGGAGATGAGCAAATGACACCTGATTATGGAGTAGAAGTATTGCTACCGTATATTCAACATTTAAAAGATAAAATTATTTGGTGTCCATTTGACAAAGAAGATAGCCAATTTGTAAAAGTGTTAATTAAAAACGGATTTAAAGTGGTATGGTCGCACATAGAAACTGGAGGAGATTTCTTTATATTTGAACCGAATGAATGGGATGTAATAATCAGTAATCCACCATACAAAAATAAAAGATCTTATTGGGAGAGAGCACTTAATTTAAAAAAACCTTTTACTTTACTTTTACCACTAAACATGAGGGAGAGGGAGAGGGAGATACAGTTATTGATACCAAATAAAAGAATGAGATTTTACAACGCTAAGACTGGTGAGTCTGGTAAGACTCCAACATTTAAAGCCGCTTATTTTGGAGTTAATATATTTAAAGAGCCATTGATACTGGCTGATATTAATATTAAATAACTAATATGAAAACCTTCCTACAACTATCGGCTATGTCATTCTGGTTAATATCTGGCTTTACTTTATCCCAATACCTCTTTCCCCCTATCATTGACACTAGCCCTGTGCCTCATGTGGTTAAGGGGGAGGTTATACCTCCCACTACAGAACAAATGGTAAG